AATAATCACCACAATAATGCTTATGAAAAAGAAAATGTTTTTTGGAGGACGCATGGCGAACAAAAACCCTACAAACCCTACACAACCCTACATCACCATAAGCCACACCATAAAAAACAACCAGTCTAAAAGTTATGGTCTCGTTTATGGTAATGTAGGGTTGGGGTATAAAATGAAGGAAGGAACTATACATCAAATCGATCGGGATTATATTTAGGCATTTATGGCGAAAAACAACATAAAGACAAAAAAAATAATATTTGTATAATATATAATAAGTATTTGAAAATGACTTCTCGCCCTCTAACTCACTCAAACTACACGAAGCACGCAAAGATTTTTAACAACTCCTATTGGGGTGCTTTTGTAGGTTCAGCCGCTCAAAACATAAACGATAATCGTAACGATTTCGTAAAGGAGTTCGGTATCAAAGGGTATTATCATAGAATGCCTAAGTATATATTCAACAAGGCACACGACCCGTATTGCAAATATAAAAGAGATCACGTTGAAACATACAAGACGAAAGATAACCGATGTATTATTGTAAATAGTCCATATCACGTATCGGAAGAGGAAGAGCAAAAAATACTTGCACAGGGATATATTAAGTATAAACCGCTTTATAACGATATGGCGACGACCTACATTTTTGTAACGCCGATTTCACGATGAATTATATTATGTTTTCAATATATAAATGTCTCAACTTGAACGATGGTTACACGAACGAATTCAAGAACCCGGTTGCCCTATCCACTACATTCAAATATACCACCAATTATTTAGATGTAACTAGTAGGCATATTCATAAAACTCATCGAAGACCACCAACGTTTTACTTTATATTTTAATTTTTTCCAAGAACTCATTTTATACATTAATAAAATAAAATAATATTTACACATTTTATAATCTCCATAATGAATATAAAATGTATTATGCTTTTAGCGTGTTTAAGCAGTATTGTTGTCCTACCCGAAGCGCAGGGGATACCGCTACGAAGGGGGAACTTACCGAGACAAAACCTGCAGAGGAACCCAGTACCCCGAAACCTCCCCCGTCCAGTCCCATCATCGCCCCCGTCGCCACCCCGATCTATCCCGATCTCCCGACCCTCAACCCTAGTCTCGTCCGTAAAGACGACGACGATACCTATAGCGTCTAAGAAAGTGGAGCAGTTCGCACAGCGTCTACGCGACGACCTAAACGCACAAGAACGTGTATTACATGTATTCATCACCACGCTACAGAAAAAGCACACGAACGTTGAAATGAACTTAAAGCGGGTTCGTGGAATTCTCTCGGGATTGCGACTTGAAATCGCGAATGCGACGCGGGTTGCAGACAGGTATCAGATCGAGGAACGAACGCAGGCGGCGACGACTAACCTAGTGAATCGCGAATATACAAACTCTAAGAAGATGTATGAGGATGAAAAACAAAACCTGAAATTCGAAAAGGAGTTTCTGGATGCGATAATCAAATATATCAAATTGCAGAAATGCTAAAATATATATTATCTAAAACGACTAAAACGACTTAAAGAAGAAAACATATAAAAGAATAAGAAAGGATAAGAAAGAACAAAAATGCCCGACTATTCACTTGGAAAGATTTACAAGATAACCGGTAATGGTAAGGTGTATATTGGTTCTACTACAAATAAGTTCTTGAGTCAGCGATTCGCAAAACATAAAAACAATTATAGATGTTGGAAAAACGCTTCAGCGCGATATTATACTACATCTTTTGAATGTTTAGAAGACCCCGAATGTAAAATTGAATTGCTGGAGTTATGTCCCTGTACCTGTGTTGATGAGTTGCATAAATGCGAGGGAAAATGGATTAGAGAATTGGATTGTGTTAATAGAATTGTTTTGGGGAGAACACCAAAAGAATATTATGATGAAAACAAAGACAAAGTTTTAGAAAGAGTAAAAGCATATAGATATGATAATAAAGAAGCAATTTCTAAAAAAAAGAATGCATATTATGAAGCGAACAAGGCATCAATATCAGAGAAAGCGAAAGAAAGGTATTTAGAAAAGAAAGGAACTTCGGAAAACGAATTGTAAAAATATTATCTTTAGGTAATATGGAGGGAAACGTTGCACCCTCCACCTCCTGCCATTATAAAATGTTTAACGCGACAAAAACTAACCGACATGGCGCAGAGGCAGCGCGCGGGGCTCATAACCCCGAGGTCATCCGATCGAAACGGATTGTCGGTAACTTTATCTAACTATAATACAAATGATATATTCACTTTTGTATTATATTTTTCCAATTCAAGATGTTATAATATATGTAACAGTAAAAGCAATCGTATATTATATATCTTAATTGGGGGCTGCACCCCCAGTAAAACCCCGCTGCCTTCGGCAAAGGAGGGGTCATAGGGGAACGTAGTTCCCTTAACCGAATATCTCTAGTGCCAATCTGCGCAACTCTGCTGCTTTGATGTCTTCCGGAGTGAGCGATGATGACGCTCCACGTTTTGGTGCGGCACCGACTTTTTGCAGAACACGCGCGCCCTTGACGAATGGTGTAGGAGGTGGTGGCGCTTGTTCCTCCTCCTCTTCATATTGCGGGTCATTAATGCTCTCCAACATTTGCTGAAATGCGACAGGGTTTGAGGGTTCTTTATATAACTTGATTTTCATATAGGGGACTTCCTTTTTAGCAACCGCTTTTCCCTTTGTTTTTTTAGGCATAACAACCTCCTCTTCCTCGCTGTCGCTATCGACAGGCAGACATACTTTCTTGGCAGGTTTGCGTGATGCCTTAACAAGGTCAGGCGGTGCAGGAATATCGATAGGTTCGCTTGCGGGTGGTTTCTCCTCAACAACGGCAGGAGGTTCAGGAACAGGTTCAGGTGCGGGTGCGGGTGCGGGTGCGGGTGCATGTGCCTCTTTCGCCTTCTTCGCCTCCGCTGCTTTTGCTTGCTTAACCAGTCTCGCCTTTTCTAATCTCTCCAACAAAATCTGTTTTTCTTGCGGAGATATAACCATATTATCTTTTATATTATACCAAAAGATAATATTTTTAAACTAATATTTTTCCTAAATGTTTTAACTTTATTTCTTCTCTTTTTTGTCTTTCGGAACAATCTTTGCATATACCAGCGATGCCGTTGCGCTTGAGTGACCCATCACGTTTGCGAGGTCTTGCTTCTTTTTATATTCATCCGGATCCGGAGCATAAACCTCTGTCACAACAGCACGGCGAATCTGTGTCGATGATACTTTAATATCATCTCTGCTGAAGATTGCATTTAATAATTTTGTATACGTAACTCGGGTAATAGGTTCATCAACACCATTCTTTTTTATAAACCATGCGTTATCTGTATAAGACTCGTGTTTGATAGCAGACCAATAATATACAATCTCTCGAACAACCTCTCTTGGAATATCCAAAACTTTAACTCCATAAGAACCACGAGTCTTGTATGCGTATAGATGAATCTGTCCCTTAAGCGACCGCTTATTGATTATGATGTAGTTGCTGTTGCCGTCGATGTCGTCTTCATGTGGAAGCGCCTCCATCAATCGTGCATCAGCAAGGTCATTTCTCAAAGGAAGATGAATATGAATCAGTAAACACAAATATCGCATGAGGGAAATATATTCTTTGTAAGTATCAATATACTTTGGTTCAGGTAACTTCTGCTTGAGATATTCTACTTTCTCTTTTAGATCGTCGAGAGAAGCCCAGTTGTCCGCTATCTTATTGCTCATTTTATTCGTCGCGTATGATGAATTAACCTCATCAGCAAGTTCATACATTTTCTTCTCTAATACACTAACAACAGTTTCAGGAAGGTCGAACATATCGCTCCATATCTTCAAGACGACTGCGCGATTTTTAGCGGTCTGTTTGCTCTCTGTTTCATCAATCATTTTTATAATCGCCGAGAGATTTGTCTTTATCCATGCACCAGAATCAGTAGGAGCAGCAGCGCCCAATCCAATACTTTTATATACAGCGTTGATGGTGGAACGGTAGGTTTGTAAAGTTTTTGCGGATAATTCAGGCATCTAATATATATTACCGAGAGATTATAATTTTAAATAACTATTCCTAAAATTGAATAGTTATTTTAATCGTTGGAAAATTGATTTAAAAAAAATCACAATAATATAAACCATAACAAACCATAATGCCAGATTACTCACTTGGAAAGATTTATAAGATTGTTGGAAATGGAAAAGTATATGTAGGTTCAACCACCGCACGTTTATTATGTATCCGCATGGCGGAACATCAACGCAAACATAAACAATACATAAATGGGACAACAGCATACGTGTCTTCGTTTGATTGTGTTGAAGACCCAAATTGTTATATTGAATTACTTGAATCGTATCCATGTAATAATCGCGATGAACTTTCTAAATGTGAAGGTAAATGGATACGGGAAACCGAGTGTGTAAATCATAAAGTAGAAGGTAGAAAGAGAGATGAACGACGTGCCGAACAAAAGGAACATATCGCCAAACGACAAAAGGAGTATAATGAACTGAATAAAGAGAAACAAACGATACAACGAAAACAAAAATACGAAAGAACAAAGGAAAAATTGAGAGAAAAGTTTATATGTGAATGTGGTGGTAAATATGCACATGCGGATAAAAAACATCACGAGAAAACAATTAAACATCAATCATTCCTCAAAAGTAATCTCTCGGTCGAACCCGAGTCGTAGTGTTTTGATTTCATCGTAGAACATGAATAAAAACTGATGTACTTCAGTATCCAGAAGATCGAGCGCCTCCTCATAATTATCCATCTTACCTTTAAATAAGGGACTAAACTCATCGAAAATACTTTTTAATACCGACCTATCCTTTGACGCCCATAGTAGTACCAGATTTGTATTGCTGCGAATTGGTTTACTAATTCCGCGAAAATGTTGCGTCAAAATAAATACATTACAATATGAGTGGCGATGACGAATAAAAAACTTTATTGCCTCCTTTCCCTGCTTACTATTGCTACTACTAATTAATGGAGAACCTAGAGAATCATCTATACATAAAGTGCTACGAGGAGGGTGATGGAAGTTAAAATCCTTTATCAATTGTTTTACATCTGTATCTTCATCGAGAATACCTGACTCAATTAAGATATTTAACTCTTCACCATCAACCGAATCTTCTTCTTTCAAATATTGTTCAAAGAGGTCAAATATATACTTTGTAGTTTTCCATTCATCAACCCGTTCGTTAATATCTTCAAGGACACTATTAAAAGATTTGATATTTAATTCATCATAATATTTTATATTATCGGTATACTTATCTATAAAATCCTGAACCTTTGCATCACGTGTTGGACTAATAAAATATACTATACTTTCGTCTTTCAATACATGCTCCTTCTCGATGTCGAGAATATTTAACAACGCCACAGATTTACCTGCCCCCCTAACACCACAAAAAAGACCAAAATAAAAAGAAGACTGACCTGTAAGGTTATATTTTGGAAAGTTATAAGCACCCTTTGAAGCGATCTTCTTGTTTATATATTTAGAGACCTTTTTCAATTTTAGCGTCATTTATATTATTGTATTATTATAATAATATAATATATAATTATTAAAATGGCACAACCAAAAGATAAGCGACGAAAACAAAAGAAGCGAGTCGCCCGAAAACCGAAGGGTGGCGCACCTCTGCCTAAAAGTGTACAAGCGTTATTGAAATATTTATCGGGTAGTGGCACAGGTATAGGAGGAGCGGCGCCACCAGTAGCGCAAACAGCAGCGCAACAATTTCAACAGGCGGCACCACCACCGCTCCCACAACCAGCAGGTATTCCAAAACCACGAGCGCCACGAGTTAAGAAAATAGCGGCATCGGCGGCAGTTCCATCACCGCTACAAAGTATCGTGCCACAGGCAGCAGCGCAGACAACAATTATACAGGTTCCAGCAACGGCACCGAAACAGGAACGAGAAACAGAAACCCAGAAAGAAATTGAAACATTACGTGCATCGGCGAAACAACAGGCAGGAGAAATAAAATCCCTACAATTATCGGCGAGACAACAGGGAGCAGGAATAGTAAATGCTGATTTCTTTAAAGATATTCAACAGCAAATACAATCTGTAGAAAGAAACCCACTTCCGTCATTTCGAACATCACAAGCACCATCATATATTGGTAATGCGCCATCATATGTCCCGTCATTCGCACCTTCATCAGTAAGGTCATCGATGCGAGGTAGTGAAGCAGGAGGCGAACCCGTTTATGAATCAGCAAAGTCACGCGCCTCGTCAGTATCGCAATCACAGCAGTCAGTAGCAGATGTATTAGAAGAGGAGGCAGGCGGTTTAGGCGCATTTATAGGAAGTCAGTATATTCAAAGCGCCGCCAACCCCACTATCCCAGAGAAACGCATGGGTAGAGGCAGACCAGCAA